ACTTCTCTCAAGTGTTTGAATTTGCTATCGCTGGAGTTTATGCAAAAACTCTTTCTGGCACAGGACCTACAACTTTAACAAATAATGATGGACCACAGACTCAAGCAAATAATGAAGCAAGACAAAACCAAATTATTTTTTCTGGGACTATTTCTACTACACACATAGTACAATTCCCAACAACACAAAAAACATATGGACTTTACAATAACATAGCAGGTGGTGCAGACGTGACTGCAAGATTAGGCGCCTCTGGAAACACATTAACTATTTCAAATGGAAAATACAGATTAGTTTCTACAGACGGAACTGACTGGTATGATATTTTTACACTTGCTGGTTTAGGTGAGACATGGATTAAAAAAACAGGCACTTATACCGCTTCTGCAGGTGACAACATTTTTGTAGATACATCTGGTGGTGCATTTACAATTACTTTACCAAGTTCTGCTGCAATTGGTGATCAAATAAAATTCATTGATGCAGAGGGAA